TATCGGCCATTGCCACGACTCCGCAAGCCGCAAGCCGAAGACGCTCGCGCTCCAGTTCCTTTTCAAGACTGAGAAGCTGGGCGGCGCTGTGCTGGCTGCCTAGATTGTAGCAGGCTCGGAAGGCATCAGCAACTGAGTTCGGCCAATCTGGGTGATTGGCCCACAGGCTTGACAGCTCCTCATCCGTGGCCACAGGGGCAGCCTCGGGGGTGGGCTGAACGGAGCGAGTGGAAGGGGCCCTGGTCATGGTTGGTTTTCGCTGGTGAGGGTGTTGCCCGGAATGCCGACAATCTGGCAGGCTCCGGGCGGGCCAGGGGTTAAACCCCGTGAGGAGGGTGCTCCCTCCCCCATGCACCGATCTTAGCCACTGCGTAACGTCTTGCCACGCCCAAGGGCGGACACTTCATAGCCTGTAACCCTTATCCTGATCGGGGCGGGAAAACTTAGGGCAGTATGCGCTGCGCTGGCGTGCGTCCACCATCTCTTCGCCTGATCCAGGGCCTTGCTGTCTGCGCTCTTCGTCGCGACTCCGTAGGGGCGATCCAAGGCCTCCAGATACTGCATGAGGTTTGCGATGATTCGGAAGCGATTGATTCCCTCCGCCAGCTAGAAATCAATTTGAGCCCTGAGGAGCGCTTCTGGCTGGGCAACCTGCTCGGCAATCGGAAAAGCCTCCAGCGAGGTGCCGCCTGATGGCACTCCCCGCTGTTGATCCCCTCTGGCGGCCTAACTTGGCCAGTCCCGCAATTGACGACCTGGGCCGGATCAGAATGCTGATCAACTGGCCCGCGTCCGATGCCAGCCTGACCTGGCTGATCCAGCAGCTGAACAGTGCTGCCAGTGTCTCGCCCTCCACTGTGCCCCAGGTCCAGGCCTGGCTTGATGAAATCACCACACTGGAGGAAACTCAGTCTGACGAGGTGGATAGCGGCACAGCCCACCTATCCAATGCTGAGGAATACGAAGGGCCAATTCCTGGCGTCACGATCACCCAAGAGCAGCGCCAAAGCCAGGTAAGCAAGCTAAGCTGGGACACGTCTTTGCTCAAGGCTCGCTACAAATTTGGCGGCAGTGCCAGGGCCACGGCTCAGGGGCAGCGTGATGAACGAATTGAGCTGCTGACCGGTCGGATTGCTACAGCGCTTAATGTGCAGCGGTTGCCGCGTGGTGGCTATGGCGCTGGCATGTTGCTGAGGAGTTGATCACCGGGAAAACTGACGCAACCACCCCTTAAGCCAATGTCTAAAGGTGAAGTCTATTTCAAGTCAATGCCTGAAAGACCGGCTAAGGGCAGTAAAAAACCTGCTGCTAAAAAAAGTGCTAAAGGCGGCAAGAAAAAGCCAATGAAATAATGGCTACGCCTTACGCCCCTTACGCCAGCCTACGAATGCTTTGGCTGCGGCCCACCGCAGATCGCACGAGCCTGCGCGAAGGCATGAGGGCCGCTGCCGATCAAGTCGCTATTGAAGCCTACCTCGACGAGCTCCAAGGGCCTTCCGGCGAGCAAGAGACAGGAGCCAAGGCCATAGGCGCTGCAAGCGTGGATGGCAACATCACGAGATGGGCAGTTATCCCTTCAGGTGGCACCTGGCTGCAAGCTGGCACCTCCTGGGCATGGAACACCACGGGCCTCAGACCACCTGGCCTCCCCCGTGGTGAAAAACTTCAAGCCTTCATCGGCAAACTGTCTGCCCTTCCTGCTACCTCAGGAGGTGAGCACGGCTGGCTAACAATTGCCACCTTATCTAGTGTGGGTGGAATTGATGCCATTGCAGCTGCTGCTGCTGGTGATGAATTTACTGGCACCTTTGCTGCAGGAAGATGAAACTAACGGCACGAACTAGCGTTAAAGTTAACATTAATCTAGCCAGTAAATCCAGTCGCGCCGCCGAAGCTGCTGCCAGGATTGTCTTTCCTGAATTGAATAGTGCTTTTCAAGACGCTATTGGCTCAAAGGTTTGGGCTTGGCCGCGGCCAACCGTTCGCAGCGATGGAAAGGATGCGGGCAATCCACGCAACATTGTGGATACTGGAATCCTCAAGGCCTCCAACAGCTTTAACATCAGCGGCACACTTGGCACTTTTAAATGGGCTGTTGATTATGCAGCCGCCGTTCACTACGGCGCTAACATCCATCCATGGGGTGACAAAAACCGTCCCACCGTAAACCTCTCCCCAAGGCCCTGGACTGATGCGGTTTTGGGCATTGTTCAGGTTGGCGGAATCCAGCCCTACGATTATCGGGCGCAATTTAAAGTAGCATTTATAAGTGCTTTCCGTCGCCTGCCCTGATGTTTGACGAATTTAACGAGCTACCCTGGAAAACCAGGCCGCAAACGCTTGAGCAAGTTTTTGTGGAAATAGAATGGAAGGGAGGGGTCCTTAGAATCCCTCGGCTAGGTTATATGGTTGCCGATGAACTAGCAGAGCTTGCGAAGATAGATCCTAAAAATGCTGGCTATCGTTTAACCCTCCAACACTCAAACACGCTAGCCCAAGCCACTGAATTAAGCCCGCGTCTTTGTTACAGTGTTCTTGCAAAAGCACAGCTGCGCGAACTAGGGCAAAATGTAGACTACACCGAGCAAGAAGCAGGCATCATCATTACAATGAATGAGCTTGTAAACAACTACCTTGACGAATACAGGGCAATTCTGAACCGTATCAGGATCAGGGCTGTTAGCATAATCTTGCAACGGATTGTCCCAGGCTGGCCAGAAGAGAAAACACGCAAGCTTCCTGAGCCCTTGATTGATCAGATTTTTAACTTTCAGCAGGAAGAAGAGCGAGGGCTAGATACAGCTATAGACCCAGAGGCTGACGCGATGGAAAAAATGAAAGCACTGGAAGAAGACTTGGGAAAGTTGCAAGAGGCCAGCCAGTTAACTGCGACCGCCCAAACTGGGCACTTGCCTACTGGGAATGCAAGCGACTCTGGCCAGGCGCCTCAGAATTTACCCGCGAAAGTTTCGGGCGACTCCCCGGCCCCTACATCCTCCAAGCGCTCCAGGCCGGCTACAAAAACGAGCGAGAAAGGCTTCACAGAGAAGAGCTTGGCATCGCCCAACTCGCGTGGTTCCAAGCGGAAATCAACCGCAACCGTGACGTAAAGCACGAGCCGTTTAATCTATCTGAATTTTTCTTTTGGGTAGATGTATCAGAGAAACCAAGGCCCCCAGCGGAGGCTGGCGCGGCCATGCTTGCCTTGCTCGAAAAGGACTTGCTACCACCGTTTGCTTTAAATGGGCCATGGGTAGCAGATCTATCAGCACAGGGGAAGGATTTACAGCCTCCACCGCGTCTGTGCTGGGCGGCTGAAGATGCAATCTTGCTAGCACCCTATCGAGTTGATGCAGCTAATTGGGGTGGTTTTTTGATCGCCATGGCTAGTGCTGCTGGGAAAACTCGTCAATTTGCCTCAGAGACTGGAGAAATCGTCCATCTTATGGTGCCTGCCGATGCTGTCGGGCAATCATTTGGAGCTGCAAAAGCTGGGGCCGTGCTTCCTGTTGAGGGGCGGGAAAACTGCGGATAGATAATCTCCCAGTCTCCAATGCCTGCTACAACCACAATCGACTACGCTGCAGCTCTTGATATTCAGCATTACATTGTTCCGCTGAAGATGTCGGCAGTTGTCCTTGAGCAAGCCGAGACTGCAGCCAATGGCGGGGCAAGCCTGAACACGTGGCTTAATGCTGCCAACGCTATTTCAGGCCAAAAGATTGTCTCTTCTTCTGGCAATGGTAGCAGCTTTCAAATTTTTGTAGACGGCTTGTCGTTCACAATTACCAACGTTGCGCTTACCAGTAATGTGGTCACAATTACGACTAGCGCTGCTCATGGCCTAGTAGCCAATGATTTTGCAAAGGTCACCGCTACCACCGCAGCAGCCGTTAACGGCACATTTAAAGTCAAAGCTGCACCTACAACTACAACTTTCACTTATGATTTGATTGGCACCACTATCGCGAGCGCCGTTGATACTGGAGTTGTTCTTACTGGTGTCTACCCGCTTGACGGCACCGGCAAGCCAATTCAATTGCTTAACGTAACATCTGCACCACATGCAACGGAAACAAGCGACGAAACCGTGATCACTCACGATCAAGTTACTCGCGGCTCTGCAATTACTGTTGGGATCACTGATACCCATAGCTTTGCTTTTGCAGGCATGACAGCTCACAAGAACGTAGATCACAAAATAATGCAAGTGCTCAGTGAGCGTGCTACGGCCGAACGAATTGCGGTGAAGTATCTCCGTGTGGGCCCTGGTGGAACTAATGAGAAAAAAATCTGTTATGGCCGATTTTCTTCTAAGAGCGAAGAAGGCGACGCTGGAGCATTGATTAAATACAGCGCTACTCTTAATGTCTTGGGTTCGGTCTTTACCATCCTTGATAACGGTTAATTAATTGGAACCAGAAGGGCAGCTTCACGTTGTCACGGCGGAAAGGCGGATCCTCTGGCGCATCTGCGCTGGGGGATCTTGTCTTGTGCATCGAGATCTACGCAGGCTGATGGAGGCTTACAGAGATCTTTTGATCAGCCGGGGCAAAAATCCTGATGAGCAATAAAAAGCCCATGGACCCACATCCATGGGCTTGCCCGACGCACACCCTAGACCCTAGCAGATCCTGATAGGGATCAGGCTGTGGGCTCAGAAGGTGGCAGAGTAGCATCCAGTAGCGCAAGAATTTGCGCGTCTTCAGCCGTATCCTCATCGACAAGAGTTTGAAGCTCTTCCGATTTGGCCTTGGCTTCATCAGCCACAACCCTAGCCGCTTCAGCCTCAGCCTGAGCAGCAGCGATGGCTGAGGCATCAGCAACATCATTGGCAAGAGCTTGAGCCAGTTGCTCTTTTAGCTGCGCATTTTCTTCCAGAAGTTTAGTTTTCTCACTTAGGAGAAAATTAACAACTTCAGAAATCCGGTCAAAAAGTGTAGCCATTAGTGGAATGAATGAAGTGAGTTGATTTACGAGTTCTTCAAATCGTTGTTTAGTCGATCTGAGAAATTCAAACGTGGAAAAGTCCATGCTGCAAGACGCCCTTGGGATGGCCCTCAGGCCTTCCCTATCCTAGCCCAGATCCAGACCGCCATCAGTCAGTCCTTCAACCCTGTCTGCCATAGCGTGCCCTCCGCTACGCGACGACGTAGCAAGCCTTGCTCAACATTGCTGCCAGGATTGCGGTAAAGCTTTAATGCGTCTGGCACCTCTTTCCAGCGCCTATTTTGTAAGGCATAAGTAATTGTCTTGAAGCCAGGCGATCCATAAAAACTGCCACCTAAATTCCAAGCAAACGATAACAACGCACCGCGTTGCGCTGCATTCATTTCAGTCCAATATGGAATACGATCCTCTAACCTTTCAGCCAGCTTAGCTAGCTCTGTCTTAAGCTCTGTCGTAGCTTCTGCTTGAGTAATCCTATCCCCACGTTGAACCTTCTTCCTCTTAACGTAGGTTGACCCGTATCCTATTGTCCATGGCTCACCCCCTGACAACGGATCAGGGTAAGCAGTGCCAACAAAGCCTTCAAACTCCTTGATTAGTGCAAGGCCAGGCTCAAGAGACCATGGCGCATGAATTGACATGGCGCCACCTAGAGGCGTTTTAGTTTCTGGCGTTGGTGCGTGCTCAATAATAACAGGAGCAGGCTTCACGGGCTCGGGAACTTGTTTCTCTGCTGCATCAATCTTTGCAGGTAGCGTCAGCTCAAACCACCATTTATAAAAAAGGCGGATTAGATCCGCCTTCCATCCGCGTTTGCGGCCAATACTAAAGCTGACGCTTAGCCCTTTTTTCCAGACAGGCTCCGAATAATACGAAAACTAAGCTGGAAGATTCCATTGGCCTTGATAGTAGGAATCAGGCTGAGCGCTTCAGAGACAGAAAGCAGAACGCCTAGGACGACTGCTACGTTTTGAGGGTTGTCCATGAGAAAGAAAATCAGTGTTTGTGCTTTTTAGGCTTTTTAGCCTTTTTCTTTTTTTCCTGCTGCACTAATGGGCCTACATAATGACTTGAGACATACTGCCTGCAAGTTCCCAGGTAGTAAAAAGCCCCAGTCTTTTCACATTGATAGACCGGGGCTCCTGTTGCTACGTGGACACCTACGGCGTTGCTGGCATCAGAATTGCCTTGCAAAGCGCTGACCGCTGCGTGCAGACTGCTCTCCGCCACCTCCGCCACCTGGAATAGGGACATTGTCCCTATTCTCTGGCATGTCAATCAAGGTGCTCGCCATATTCAAGACATCGCGGCAAGAGTCAACATAATCCAGCAGTCGCTGAGCATCAGGCGGCAAGAAACCCGTAGTAAGGTCTGCGGACTGACAACGGGCGGCTTCATTCCACATCCCACGGAAATACAGACAAATCTGTTTAACGTAGATGTTTTCAATCCCTTGGATGTCATCGTCCGCAGGGAAAGTCTTAAGCATCGCGTCCAACAGGTTGTTGGATTTGGGGCTGTCAAGAGGCTTCTTGTTAGCAGCTGCAACAAACTTGTCCAGGCTGTCCAGATAAGTAGCGACACGTGTCATGTCGGGCTCAAGATACACCCCACCAATGCTGGCGGATTGTGATTCTTTAGCTTCAATAGCGTATTGCGTCACCATGTCGCACAAGCCTGCGACGTGGATATTAGACACCCTGGTGGGGGACGAAGTGTCGGCCATAAAAGCGAGAGCAATGGGATGGCCTGAGGGCCGCTTCAGTTTTCCCTGATCCTGGTAGGGGCCCGGCCCTATGGGTTATAAGGCCTGGCCAATCCAGCCGTAAGGAGTGCTTTCCCAAGAGAGGGCATCCCTTCGCGGAGAAACTCTCCGAGCATCCGACCGTACTTGTCATCTTTGGTCGTTTGAACTAAGACAAGTCCTGGGGTTTCAAACCATTTTTGCACAAAAATCTTGGCTGCTTCTGCTTCTGCTCGCTCTGTTGGCCTAGTTAGTTCAGGAGCATCAATGCCAATCAGCCTGATTCGCTGTCGCAAGGTTAGGCTAAAGCCTAGATCAATGTCTACATCAATGGTGTCGCCATCAAGAACACGAGCTACATTCTTAAGGCGATAGACAAAAGGAAAAGGGAACACGAAGAGGCAACGCTGGATGGTTCGAGTCTACCACGAAGAGGCAACGCTGTTATCTCTTGTTTTCCCGTTTGCTTACTGATTCCAGTCACGCATGGCAGCTTCAGGATAGCCCGCAAGATCCTCCCAGTGTTGCGGATCATGCGGATTAGAGCCAGATAAAATACGTGCTATCTTTTGCGCTATCATATCCAGGGCAGATTTAGATCCTGGCGATAGCTTGCTCCAGTTACTGCCACTACGCATTAGATCTTTAATGGGCTGCTCTATAGCACCTACGGCTTCCATCCCGCCGTGTTGTATGTCGCGATTGGGAATGATTGTTGTCATGGTTCTAAAAGGTAGATTGGCAAATAGAAAGCTGCCTGTCCCGCAAGATGGCGGATACCAGACATCAGCAGTGCAGCTCATGCCGCTACCTCCTGCCGCTTTTTGGCACGTTTAGGACGCCGATGCTGCTCTGGCAAGACCTGCCCTTTGATACGTGCATAGCGGGCATTAACAGCAGCCCACACCTCTTCGTCTAAAAACTCAAAATGAACTGTGCCTTTCTTGTATGGCTTAAACCTAAAAAATCCCCATTCGTACCACTCGCCGGGCCAATACAATCCATCTTCTGATTTTTTTGGCTGCTGAACCTCGTCATAAGATCTCCCAGTGATAAAACACAACGCTTTAATTAGATCCCTAATCTCATCAGACTGCCTGCTATAGGATTTGATTTTCAAATCTCCACGCCCTGAAAAGCCTGACTCTGCCATATAATCTCTAATAAATTTACGATTCAACATATAGCCAGAGTTTGTCACCCAACCTTCAACACCATATCGATTCTCTTTTGTGTGGCGGGTTAGACTATCAATTGCCTCCTCAACAGCACGATCAACACGCTGCTCTTGAGTGCCGGCTACAATTTGCAGCATGCGATAGATATTTCTTTCGGTAAAAGGAATTTTACTTTGATCTTCAACGAACTTATTAATGTCCTTTGCTAGCTGGCTAGTTGCCATTTGTGCCGGCAAAAACTCATCAAATACGTGCTTCCAAGCAGCTTTCTGCAATTCTTTGCGAAAACGATTCCTAGCAACTGAGGCACCATCAATTGTCACTTGCAAGCCAAGCTCCCCGCCAAAGAATCCACCCAACGTTTCTTTTAGCCTTACGGCTGCCTCCACTTGCTCATCATAAATTTTGCAGGCACCAACATAGCGCTGAACAATCTCTCGACTCTTGCGATAAGGAATCAACCCATGGCCTTGAGCTTCGATCTCATCAGGGCCAAGGAAGAACCCCTCGAACTCATCAGCACTTACACGTTGCCCAGGTTTAGTGAGTCGCACAAGGCCCACGCTCACCCGCGTGGGGCGCTCAGCATCAGCAAAGCACTCTCCTAAGTGTTCTTTGTACCCGTAAGACTCAATGAAATAGCTTAACTGCTGCTGAAGGCGGGTGCCGGGCCTAGAAGTGAGCGGATTGCCCCGCCAATTGCTGATCGTGTTCCAGTTGCACAACGCTACGATTTCGCACCCTGGAGGGGCAATCTCCCAGGCGTGGAGGATGTGGGCCTCATCCGCCGAGAAAGGCGGATTCATCACGATCAGGTCAATGTGCGACACGTCGGCCGCTTCGGCGTTCAGGAAGTTGCCGTAGCGGCGAGCCAGGGGGCAGGTACCCTTGATCGCAAACAGCATGTCCCGAAGCTGGGGCTCTTGCTCGCAGTAGAGCACCTCAGCGGCGCCACGGTTGAGGCACTCGCGGATCAGGTTCCCGCTACCGGCGCTGGGCTCCAGGATCGTCTTGCCCCGTAGGTCGAGGCAATCAAGCATGGTGGCCGCTACTTCGGGCGGGGTGGGGTAGAAATCAGGGTTGAACAATGGTTTCGCTGGTGACCGGCCTGATCCTAACTTGCCTTGCCTAGATCTGGACAGGGGCTAGCAACTTGCAAAATGTTCTCTCGAAGGTGTTTTAGGGCTAGTGCATTAGTGCCCTCCCCCTCAAGGCGGTCAAGTTCCATGGCGATCAGGAGCAAAACCCGTTGCCGTTCCCATTCCACGCCCTTGAGCAAGATTGCGTGCTCCCTGACGGCAACCGCTGCCAGCGCATTTTCATGCGCCCATTCCATTGCCTCAGCACATTGCTGCTGCAGTTGTTCAAACTGTTGTCTGCTCTCTACAAGCTGTTGCTTCAAAGCCTTGCGCTCTTCCTTGTCATGAGACAGTGCTAAAAGTAGGTCATCTAAATTATCCCGAATCAGATCTTCAGTTGCGCTCATGATGCCTCTTGTAATACTGAAATGTAAATTTCACCTAGGCCTAACAATGGCAAAACCTTATCCCTAAGGTCTACATTGTGTAGCCTTATGCAACCTAGTGTTGGGTGCAATTCTTGACGTGGCCGCCATGCTTCAGGCCAGCCACAAGCTGAGCCGCCACCATGAATCATGATTCCATCACGGTAGGGCTTGCTATTGGGTCCTTCTTGACCTTCAAGACCCTGCAAGTCGAATGAATACCAACCGTAGCTCTGGCGGTTCCCATCGCAATTAAAGGCGCTGCGATCGGTCTCATAATCCCGATAGGTGCCGTTTTTGTTAACCTTGTATAGGCCGGGTGGGGTGTCTTCTGCCGTACGTTTCCACTCGGCCTCGCCACCTTGCCCACGGCACAGGCAAGGCACGCGCCACAAAAGTTTCCCATCATGCGTATAAGCCGTTAGTGTTTCGTTTATATCGTTAGCAATCAAATGATGATCACCAGGCTTAAGGGGTGGGCGGATTTTGGGCCCCACCATGCCGACGGGCCAGGCTGGCAACCTTGGCGGTTGTGGCTTTAATGCTGATGCTGGCTTCGCTTCTGCCTCTGTCTTGACAGGGGTTGCTTCAGAGGTTGTCATAGGATCCATTGTGAGATTTGTTGCCAGCCGTCTTGCCTGAGGCGTGCCAGCTCAGTTGAAACTTGTTGGGGCGTGACTTCAATCACAACAGGTTTCCCCTCTTGCCCAGGTGGTGGGGTAAGGGGCTCTTCGCAGATTAGCCGGACTAAGCCGCAAGCCATGGCGTTAAAGGCCCCATTGTTGGCGCATGGTCCAGGCTGTGGCAGCTTTTTCCTGCATCCATAAGACCAAGAATTGCTTAGACAGGTTTTGAAGAGTAGTCACATCTGAAATATCATCCAACAGATGCATGTGTCGCTCTATCTCAAATGCTTGCTCTAGCGTCAGTGCCATGGGCGCTGACGCTAGCCTTGCAATCGGGTCAGAATCTGGCATGACCCTACGATAACCTGCCCGTGCGGATCAGGATAGGGACCTCTATCTTTCTTCACCATGCCTCTCCCCACCACCACTCTCGCCCTCTTTGACATCCTTGCGGCCGACACGGTGCTGACCCCCCTGATGGGCATCCACACCCTGGCTGCGGGTGGTACCAGGAAGGCCCTGGCTCATTTTTTCCCCAAAGAAACCCTGGAGCCTACCACCAGCCCGAGCGGGGTAGAGATCATCGTCTGGCGCTCACCTCTGGGGACATCCGCGCAGCCAGCCCAGACCGGGGAGGTCTATCAGAACCCTATGTTTCGCCTCACGGTGACGCAGTGGGAGCCGGCCAGCCCAACCGGGGCCTACAACATCCAAGCTGTCCTGAACCGCCTACAGATCCTGCTCCCCGGCTCCAATGTTGCTGACGTGACAATTGACGGTTTGACCACTGGCCTTAGCCAGCATGTCTTGACATGGACATGCCCAGTTGCGGTCCTGAAGCCATAGGCATATAGTCCTAGTCGTTGGAGAGTCGGCCCTGGTTTGAACGGAGCTGGGGCTTTTATTTTGCCGGGAAAACTCTAACCAGTAGAGCGACGCAGCAGGGTGGCAGATCTTCAGGTTTCAATTGCCTTAGCCCTTGAAAATCAGGAAGAGCTGCAGCGTGCCCTACAGGCGGCTGGTGGTCAAGCTGGCGAAGGTTTTTACAAAGGTCTTACACCTAAAGCTCAACAAGCCTTTGATGAATTTGTCAAGCAAGCTGATAAAACAGCAAAAGAAGTAGGTCTTCGATTTAGCAGGACTAATCTCAGGTTTGAAACTGTTAGTGGCGGTGCTGTCCCTAAAGAGGTTATTGAAGGACTGTCAAGAATTAATAAAGGCTTTAGGGAGGCTGCTCAATCGACTGATGTTTTTCGAGCTGCCGTAGGAGCAACAAGCAAGGAAGGTGCATCAAATCTTAATCTGCTGGAGGCCGCTGTCACAGGCGTTGCTGTCTCGCTGACTCAACAGCTTTCTAACGCCACGATTGGCGGATTGGCTGGCCTTAAAGGGCTCATTGGTGGCTTTATGGAGCTTGACGGTGAGCTTCGCCTTGCCGCTGCTGCCGCTGGAGAAGCCGGCGGCTACGAAAGGCTGGGAACAATTGTAGATAAAGTAGGCATTGAAGCCGCTGCAACGACAAAACAGGTGGCAGAACTTGCTACTTCGCTTGTGCGTGCAGGCTTTAGTGTGAGCGAAGTAGAGAAAGCCTTGCCAGGTGTTGTCCGTGGGGCTGAGGCTACTGGCACAAGCCTAGAAAGAATGGGTGATATTGTAGGCAATACGCTTAGAGGATTTGGGCTTGAAGTTGATCAAACTGCTCGCGTTACAGATGTTCTCGTAAATGCTGCAAACAGCAGCAACGCCAGCATCGAAGGCCTTGGCTATACCTTTGAGTATGCCGCTCCCTTAGCGAAAGCGTTAGGCGTAAGCCTTGAGGATGTAGCTGCCGCTGCAGGCCTTATGGCCAACGCTGGTATCCAAGGATCTGTAGCCGGCACGGGCTTGCGACTTGGTTTGCAGAAGTTACAGCAAGCCGCTGGTGGGGCGTCTCCAGAAATCCTAGGACTGTCGCGTAATCAGGATCGCCTTGCTGCAGCGATGAAAAAACTAGGCGCATCTGTTACAGATGCTAAAGGTGATCTGCTGCCATTGGATCAGGTTTTTCTGCGTTTGAAAGCCAGCCTTTCTGAACTAAGCAGAGCCGATCAAGTCAGGATCATGAATATCCTCTTTGGAGAAGAAGCCGGCTCTAAATTCTTAAGCATTACGAACCAAAGTACCGCTGCCATCAATAAGATGTTTAGCGATATGAAAAATAGTGCTGGTGCCACTAATACAGCCAGGACTGCTATGGCAGGTTTTGGCTTAGAAGTGCGTCAATTAGAAGGCACTCTTAAGTCAATTGGGAATAACGTTGGTGGAGTGTTAGCCGCTGCTCTTCGCGGGCCGTTGCAACTGGCTAATGCTGCTGCAGGTGCCATATCAGGCTTGCCAACACCGATTAAGGCTACGGCAGGGGCGTTGGTTGGAATAGCTGGCGCTGCTACAGCCGCAAGCGTTGGAATTGGGGCTCTTAACGTCGTTGTCGGATCAATCGGTGGCTGGGCGGCGATGCGTGCTGCCATCACTTCAGTCGCTACGGTTATCGCTGGTCCTCTTGGCGCAGGAACCATAATTCTGTTTGGGCTTGGTGCCGCTGCAGGAGTGTTGACGGGTCACTTTAAGGAAACCGATCGCACGACTAAAACTCTGATTCAAACCGCTGTAGGGCTTGGCACTTTTGTGGCTGTGCTAAAAGGCATTACAACAGCTCAAGTTGCATGGAACAATGCTTCTAAAGCTGGCGCCGCTATTCAGATCCTTTTAACTTCCTTGACACCCGGAGGCCTTGCAAAGGTTGCCACTGCTGCAGCACTTGCGGCCGGTGCTTATTATTTTATGGGCAAGGCTATCACCGTAACAGGTGAAGAAACAACAGCTCTAACCGATAAATCTAAAACTCTTAAGGACGAAATCACATCTTTAGGCCAACAGATTGAACAAGGCAAAAAGCTCAAGATTGATACCACAGATCTTGAAAAGGTTAAAGCAGCAAAAGAATCAGATCTACAAGCGTTAGAAAATCCATTAGAAATTAAGCTTAACATTCAAAAGGCAGAAGGACAAATCAAGTCCCTGCAAGAGCAAAGGGATAAGCTAGGTAAAGATGCCCCGGCTACAGCTAGCTTGGATGCACAAATCAAAGCGGCTGAAAAATATCGTGACGTCCTTAAAGCAGCAGAGGAGGGCTTAGGCAGCCAAGGCTTTGCCAAGTTAGATGCTGCTTCGCAAAAGTTTGTCAAGGATCAGCAAGAAATTAAGAATAAAATCCAAGGATTAATGGAGCAAAAAATCAAGCTAAGTATTGATGACACGACAGGTCGCGATAATATAGACAAACAGATTACGTCACTCCAAAGTCTTGCCAACAAGAATGAAATCAAGTTTAAGGCTGGCATTGATACATCTAAACTTCAAACAGAGCTAGAAGTTGCAAGAGCAAAACTTGAGCAGGCACAAATTCCGGTAAGCAGAGGAAGATTTGAGTCTAATGATAACTTTTCAAAAAGAGAAGCCGAGCAGAAGCAGAAGGTTGCCGCTTATACTCAAATTGTTGCTGATTTACAAACTAAGCTTGCTTTAGCATCGGGTCAATCTGCAGATGCCGCTGAACGGCAAGCAGACGCTGCCGGAAAACAAGTACAAAAAGAAAAAGATAAACTTGATGCGCTAAAGGCTAATCTTGAAGCTTCAAAGTCAAAGCTTGAAAATGAACAACGTGGAATAGACCTAGGCAATCGCCTGATGTCACTGGACAAGGGCAGGCTAGAAACCATTCGCCAGATGGCTGATGCTTACATGAGCATGGCCAGCGCTCAAGCTGGATTTACACAAAGTCAGTTTGATGTTAAGGGAGCACGCAATAATAGAGACATAAACGTTGCCAACGAAGAGATCCAGACAATCCGCGATAGTGGTCAAGAGATGTTGCAATATATGCGTGATCGCGGTGCAAGTCAAGAGCAGATTGCTGCTAAAGAAAGAGAGATAGCTGATACAATTAAATCCAAAGAAAATGAGATTAAAGACTTAAAAGAGCGTGGCAAGCAAATTGAGCAAGAAGCATTAGCTGCTGCTATTGAAGGAGCTGCTAAGCGTTTTGAAATGGAGCGCAAAGTGCTTGAGCTTAAGCAAATGTCCATGAAGCTTGAGCAGGAGGGTGCTGTTCGCGCTGCAGAACGTGGTGTATTGGAAGACAAAAAAGGACTTGCTGAATTACAAAGTAAGCGACTTGATTCAGGTCTCACTGATGCTCAAAAATCTGCAATTGATGAGCAGATTAAATTACAGCAGCAATCAATTGAATTAAGCAATGCTCAAGTCGTTGCGGAGAAAGAGCGGCTAGGCCAGCTTGGGCAGATTTTTGCAATGGAAAAAGATACGCTTGCATTGAAGCAAGGGACTGAAGCCAATCAATTCAGGGCTAAAGCTGCGGAACAAGGCACAGAAGGCACTCTTAAGCCGCAACTAGATCAATTAGACCAGTCTAAAGGCAAGATTGGCGAAAACAAAATGGCATGGGATGATGTCACAAAGCAAGCGGATAAAGTCTTGAATGTGATCAATGCACACAACAAAGCAATCAAGGAAGGGACCAAGAGTGTTGGTGATCTGGCTAAGGCTTATCAGGGTGTCAAGCCAGCAGCCGGAGGAGGGGGTGGTGGGGCTGGCGGCGGTGCAGGAGGAAACGGGGGTGGTGGAGCTGGCGGCGGTTCAGGCGGAAATGACGCCGTACAACGTGGCGGACAGCAACCTTCATCTAAACAAATGGAGGGAGCTGGCTGGCAAAAATTGGCCGGCGCTGCAAATACCTTTTTTGTCAATTACGTCAGGAAAGGATTTGATGCTGCCGGCAAAGAAGTTTCTCGTAACCAGTGGTCAGAGATCTTGACTTTTGACAAAAAAGGAAACGCTGTTATCCAAAGATATGAAGATTATTTGATGAATAAGGATAATCCGCAGCTTGGAATGGCTGAAGATCCAAACGCTAGAGCGCAGCTTCAGTGGCTTAAGGGTGCAAGCTCCGAGATGGATAAATTCGGCGGCAAATCAAAACTAGCTGCAGATGAAGCTAAAAGGCTTCAGGATGCTTATGCAAAGCCTAACTATGACATTATTGTCAATGCTGACACCAAAGGTGCTGAAAGCAAATTAGAAGCATTTGATAAAAAGCTTAACCGGAATAGGGATCAGATAAATGATCAGGAATGGCAAATACGCTTAAGATCACCATTGTCTGGTGTTGGCGTAGACCCTAAAGATAGCGCTCCTGTTATTCAGGGCAGCACAAAGCCCTTTGAAGAAAATCTTGCAAAGCTTAAGGCAGAAAGAGAAGGTCTATTAAAAGAAAGGCAATCATTTGTAAATGATTTACAGACTTATCCAAATTTTAGCCTTAAGGCTCAACTTGATACAGCTCCTGCAAAAAAACAGCTCACTGCGTTTGACAGGGAAAATGAAAGTGCAATCACTAAGCTAAAGTTTACTGGTGATACAACGGATGCTTTTAAGCAGCTTGACAAGTATGACAAAAAAGTTGCAAATATAAACGATCGGATTGCAAAAAATGACTTTGCAGAAAGAGCGCGAATCTTTGATGCAGCCACATCTGCCAATGGACTAAACGATCCTAAATATAAAAACATAGCTGATGGATCTGGCGCTTACGATGTCCTTAATCGTCGTTTGCAGGCTGAGCGAGAGGGACTGCTTAAAGAAAGAGAAGGTTTTATCAACCAAATCAATGATCCATTTAGGGCTGACTTCAGCCTTAAGCCCAAGCTAGATACCACTGGAGCGGAAAAGGATCTTGGGGCATTTAAACAGCAAGAGTCAAAAGATCCCATTGAACTATCTGTCAAGCCTGCTGGATTTGATTCTAGTGCTGGCTTATCTAGCATCCGTGGGCCGGTTCAAGCCTTTATTGATCAGCTTAAAACGACTGATTCCTTTGATCAAGCTATCAACTTTAAGGCTAACGGGCTTGATCAAATCAGGAATGACCTTGGCTTTACCTCTGATGCCTTAAATAGATTTAGCTCTGATGTTACTGGCGTTGATCAGCAGCTCTCGTCTAGTTTCTTAAATGCATCTAATGCTTTGCTGCCCATCTCGGACCAGATTCGCGGCATTGGAGAAGACTTCCAAAATTTCAACATTGGCACGGATCCGTTTGCAGCTGTAGGCACATCGCTCGGTGATGCGGCTACCAGTACGGACGGAATCAACGCCTCACTACAGGCTGCCATTCAGTCTGCTCAGGGGCTTGATCAGGCCCTGGCTAATAACCCTGGCACTGAGCAGCTACAGCAGGCCTACGACAGCCTCCAGCCGCCTGACGTGAGCCAGGTTGTCACGGATCAGGCCTTGCTGGCGGATGGCACTCAGGGCACCGTCACCGCAACCCAGGGCCTAGCTGATAGCTGGGTTGGTGTTGCGGACAACATTCGAGCAGCAGTAGATGCGCTGGCCGCATTTAACACTCCCCAGGCCCCGGCCCGCTTCGCTGGCGGTGGTGTTGAGGCCGCCCGTTCCTACACCGTTAATGAAATCGGTCCTGAAGCCTTCCTGTCGGCTACGGGCACATTGAGCAAAATTAGGGCCCCGCAGTACGGCCATTGGGTAGCACCCTCTCGGGGCATGGTGTTATCTGCTGGAATCACCGCCAATCTTGACGCTATGGGAGCTTTTGATCGGGGCAGCTCACCTCCTACCAAGCAGATGGCTGCGGCCGTGGCCAGGCCTCGCGGTGGCAGTGATGCTCAGCTAGCGCTTGTTCGCCTCCAGCGCAGCATCGATCGCTTAGAGAAAACTATGGGCAGCTATCGCCCACCGACTGTTGAGGTGCACACCCCCAGCAATGCAGGCCTCCTGCACACTATGCAAAGCTTCAGATGATCACCCTCTCTTATGACGGAACTGAATACACGTTCCCAAACCTAACGGAACACCCCGTTGGCTTTGAGGAGACGGACACCAGCAGGGGACGGGCTGCTAGGCATTGGAGCATTTCAGGAATCCTCAGCCGAGATGATGCCGCAATTGTTACAGAGTTATTTCGAGCATGGTCCGCCGATCGGATCCTAGAAGCCGACCCAAAAGAGACGGGAGAGATTGGCATAACTGTAGATTTTACCGGTGAAGCTCCGGGCTTTGAATGGTCTGCTGCCATTCCATGTTGGTTTGTTTCGGCCCCAACAATTGAGCTAGCAGGCATTTTTTGCCGGGTTTCTCTCACCGTCGTAGACGCAGAAGAGGCCCTGGCCATACTGCTGGCAGAGAAGGAGGACGAAACTAAAGACGAAGAGGCATTAGAGCTTGGGACGCTCACATTTGGCGCTGCTGTTGTCAACCTTAAAGCTAGGGCAGAAGGATTTGTAGATCTACCATCTGTGGCCCTCAATCCAAGTGGCAGGCATGTCATTACGGGCCCCTTGGGAGCCACTCAAATTCTTCGTGTTCAAGGCTGGGTAAATGCTACCAATCTTGTGCTCTTGGAAGAATGGGTGGAAGATGTCACCTCAGCAACCCCAGGGACAGCAACTTATTTTCTGACAGAATGGGCCGAGCCTGTAGCTGATAAGCGCGTGCAAAATGGCGTGATGGATATTTATTATGACGTAAACTTTACCGCAACAAAGATAAGATGACAAACGTACTTGACGCACGCGCCTTATCTTGGTGCAGTCTAGGCCCCTTAAGCGAAGAGGGCAGCAGCATTGCCGAGGATCATGCCCAAGGGGCTGGGGTGATCCTGCTTAAGGGCACAATCAATCTTAAAGGCATTTACAGGCCAGCGAGTGGAACGGTTGTACGCCTAGCCTATAGCGATGGACAGAACTGGATTGCCAGGCTCCCCCTTAGGCTGCGTGTTCTCTCTTGCTTTTCTAATCCTATTACAGATCGTACATCTGTTTCTGTAGGCTGTGATCTAGCCTTTTACGAAAACAGAAAAGAACCAATAACGCTTGATACTAGAGACGAAAATAGCAACGTACCTGAAGCACAGTGGAGAGTACAAACACCTGCTATATCTGCGTCATGGCTAGTTGAGATGATACTCTGCATTTTGCGGGTACGATATGTTGGCACAATACCACTCACAAACCACTATACCGTCCAAGACTTTGATTTGTCCGCTGGTTATGTTGCAGAGTTAGGAAAGCTTTGCGCTAGTGAAGGCTATGTCTGCAGAATGAATGAAGAAGGCAAGGCAGAATTTATCGTCAAGAATCAACCTGTCTCAACTGGGGCACTTTTAACGGAAGCCGATCTGATAGATCTTAATCCAATTAACGTAGGCGAATTGCCTGGGGATACAGTCTACGCAAAATACAGTAGCCTTAAACTAAAGACGCCAGACGCTAACGAAACAGAAGAGCAAAAGCAGAAAAAGAACTGGGAGCGAGAGCAGACTTTTGGGACAATTGAACGATACCGGCACACATGGACCCTCTATCAAACAGTCCCTACAAATGAGACAAAGCCAAGAAAAGATAGCTATGGCTATCCCTTATTTGCCGCCAATGGAGTTCCATACTTAGACACTATTTACGAGGTGAAAGGATTTGAGCAGGAAGAAGTTGTAACTACAATACCTTATAGCATTTCAAGCACAAGATATGACGGCAAAGATCGTGCGATCAAAAGGGTTGCAATCTCTAATGCCTTGTGGGGGATTACAAGAACTGAAACCTATTTTGACTATGGCGACACTTACTATATTGAAAATCCATCAAGTAATGGCCAAGATAGCCAATGGGATGTTTTTGCGTGCAACTATGATCAAGATCCTAGCACTTCAGGGCCTACGGTTCCTGTTTCCAAGAAGCCTAGGAATACGCAGAACAATGACAATGGCCAGATTAAACGTGAAATAACTTATGAGTGGTCGCCTGTTGGCCCAATCCGTCAACAGCTTGGTGTACAGGCCACCTTCAACGTCGTTAAAGGTGATGGCAGGCAATATCAATCTTTGTATCGTGAAACAACTTATGAGAAGGATGAGGCTAGTGGCATTACAAAGACTATTACATTTACACTAATTCCTTATATCCAAACGTTTGACGGATCAGAATCTCTCTCAAGGAAAAGGGATAAAAGACAGCCATGGGAGAATGATGACGCTGACTTGACTCTTGCCACATCTCTACGGGATGGCGGCACTGAAGTCAAGATTAGAACAGAGAGAGATTTTGGCATTCAACGGCGGCCATCTGCGGCAGAGCGCACAACAACGGCTAATCAAAAGATCCCCAACATTGAGCAGGATGCACGTATTGCGTGGGCCGTAGGCTCCGCTGCTTCTCAAACCGCAATTGAGTTATCGCCGCCTTACACTTCAGACGATCGTATTATCCAGAGCAATGGCAACTACATTATTATCCCTAGTGACGCTACACAAAAGGCTTTAGCTTACGCTAACACTGAGAATCGTTATCTATTTGGCCATCGTAATGGGAACGGGATCCAAATTCTCCCTGAGATGACCCCGGCCAGACCCCTGAGCGTGATCTATATCAGAATGAACGGATGCACTGCAGCGCACCTGATCAACGGCAGGACCTGGAACATAGATCCATCAGGTGTGACGCTCACCTGTGATGCTTTGTTTTGGGGTGCAGTAGATGGCACCATCGCTGACGCATGGTTCCCGACCCCACCAGGCCTAGCGGCCCTTCCTGCCCCTGTCGCGATCACCACAAACGCTAATCCGAAGCCAGCGAATGCTATTAACATCCCTTCAGGATTTAATTTCAATAACCCAGATTTAACAGCTCTTTTTAATTCTCTGCCAGTTAATCAGAATCCAGTCTTTGAAAAGACTGTAACGCCAGGTCGATTAGTTAAACCCTATAACGAAACAATTGCTTGTACTGCTGGTTCAGGATCTGGCGCCATGGCCACCATTAGGACATGGGTAGCGCAGTCGCCGGTTAGTGTTATCGGCGGCTCAGGCTCTGGAGTAAAAGCGACACCTATCGGCACTCAATGGACTTCCGGTGCAACTACTTATACGCCAGGGGTGCCATACTTGATTGCTTCTGGCACAGCATGGGTTACAAACTCAACAACCTACACTCCTGGGATACCTTATACGGTAAACAGTGGAGTCACAATTCCGATTCCAAATATAACTAGCTTAACAAGTTACACTTTTGGCAATATTCAAGTCTCTAACTTTGGCGACTATTCTGAGTTTGTTGGCGGCAGCATGGTGCTGCAAGATTCGGGGTCTATTCGCACGGTAGAGTTTTTCTTGCCAAGCGGCACAAACGCTCCTATCACGATCACAATCTCTTACGATATTGACGTAGGTTCCTCTACTATAAGTAACATCGTTCAAACCTATACGGGCACGGCTTCTGGCATTCAAGATAATTCAATTGATGGGTTTACCCCAGGCGACTCTTATGTTTCGCTTGGGGCATACTTTGCGGCAACAAGCGGCTCGGTGCTCAGCATTAAGCACACGATCACGTTAGCGTAAGGGAAAACTATACGGTAGAAACTATCGGGCCAGATGGCTTCCTTTGTTTATCCTAGTTTTGTGACTGATGTTTTCAATGGGAATTGTAACACCACGCACAGCTATAAGGCCATCCTGACAGGCACGGGCTACGCAGAAAATGTGGCACATACTAAGCGCTCAAACATTACAAGCGAAATCACGGCGTCAGGGTATCCTTCTGGGGGCGTCTCTGTTACGCTATCAATTGCATTTAACGTGACTACAAATTCTCATATTCTTACTGTTGGACCCGCTACGTTTCCGGCCATGACAGGATCGGCAAGAAAGCTTGTGGTGTATCGTTTTAGAAACGGCACAGCAACTGCTGATGAGCTTGTCGTCATTAATGACAAGGGAAACGATATTTCCTTTACTACTATCGGCCTAGTGTGGCCGGCCAGTACCTGGCAAATACCGTTGCCGGCACCAGTTTAGAATTGTTAGGGAAAACTACTGGAGTTAGACCAAGCGTCATAGATCATGCCACCGTTTGTTCAGACACCTTATGAGGCTGGCAGGATCTGGACTAGCAGCTATCAAGGCAGAAGAGCCAGACTGTGCCTTGCGGTCAATTCTGGGAGCCTTTCTGCTGGCAGTACGACGGCCCAATGGGATGCGGCCGAGATCAGCGGCAATGGATACGCCAGGCATCAATGGACACTGCCTGCCGGCAGCTATAACAGCACCAGTGAACGATTTGAAGCTCCATCACAATTATGCTCTTTTCAGGCTAGCGCTAATGGCGTAGGCCTAACCTGGAATACTGCTTACATTATTCTTGGCACAACATCGGGAAGCTCTACAACGTGGGATACAGGGATTGCGTTCTTGCTTGTTGAAAGCCCTAGCGTAGTTTTATATCCTGGTGAGCCTAGGGCGTATGACGTTCTATTGTTTACTGATGGCTTTGTGGTGTCCTAATGACAAACGTACGCATTAACGTACCACCTAGATTGATCGAAGCTGCTAGGGCGGCGCAATATGCTAACAGAGCAAAGATAAGCAACAAGGAAAGGCTAGAGCGAATCAAAAAAGGTATTGCCGTCCAGGCCGCTCAACAACAGAAAAAGAATAATCCTCTTACTCAAAAGCGTGAGGGTGGGCAGCTTGAATTTACGAGAAAGAAAAGTCAAAAGATTTGGACTAGAAGACGCAACCTTGACAGGGGGTTTGTCATAAAAGCAAAAGACTATCAAGATACTCTTCTTCCGGTTGAAGTTCAAAACATATTTGAAGGGAAAAACTATGCCTTCAGTGCAAATATAGATTTGCCTATTTTTATGAGCGCTTTTTTTGATCCTGCTTATGTTTTTGTTGATCAAAGGTTTAATGTTGATAAAACTACAGGACACATGCGGGCCACCAAAACAATGCCAGTAAACTCTTCTGGCACTCGCTATTCTTCTGATGGAATACCCCTAGGCATTTGGAATCAAAGTGGATCAAAAAACCAAGGAGAAATCATATTCTTTCCGCTAAAATCTGGATACTTGACCAGGTATGAGTTGCTTCCTGTTAGAAAAGCCGGCTTTTTTCCAAGTGATTTCTTTACTGCTACATCTTACATAAACAGCAACGAAGAAAAGCGGCAATACATGGAAGAAACATTGCGGCCAGTGATTGCACTTGACTATGAAATAAATAACTTTTTTGAATTAGAAGAGTTTATTAGCAGTGATTTGCCGATGACGTTAGAAGCAAAGGTTCAGCTTGGTCAGTTTCCAAGCCCTGCATACGCCCCCGCGCCCAAGTACCCCAACGACCCTAGCGGAAGATATAATCAAACATATTTTTCCATCACAAGTCCATTGTTTGGATTTAAGGTTGAAATTGGTATTGATTTTGAAAATTTTCGGACAGACGCATGGCTACTGCGATTTCAGCGACTTCAGTACACGCCAAATGATTCATATTATTACTTTCAAGGTTCTCACGAGCTGCACATTGCTTATGTTTATTACAAAAATCGTGTTCAAATTTTTTTAGACGGGTCCCTATTATTTGACACTAAACCATTTTTGGGAGATATTTCTCAAGCGCAAGTGTTTCGCTTGTTCCCGATAGTTATTCAATCGGAATCTTATTATGTTGATATCAATTATGACGCTGGGGACGGTTTCCCTAATCCTTATAGACCTAGCGTTATTAATCGTAATTATACGCCTTCTCCAGAGTGCTGTGCTATATTCAAGGGCTTTCGATGCACAATGGGTAGAGCGTTGTACACCGACACTTTCACCCCACCAGAATCAATCACAAGCCTAATCTAATGAAAGAACTAAATTCATCCTTAACGCAACAAGCTCAACTAATCGCTCTAGCCAACCGCCAGCGCCTACTTAACCGTGAGCAAGATGCTCGCATCATTAAAGATGCTGTGCGAGATACGTTAAAGCAACTTAAAACTTCTAACTAAAACCTGCGGGGAAAACTGCAAAGCAACTTGCACCGGCGGAGCGATTCCCCGGCTACGCATGAAACAGACTCAGATTGATTGGCCCCTCGGGACTGCTGGCGAATGGCTGCGGCCATGGCTCGCTGTAGAGCCCGACCCCGCAGGCGCGGGTGATGGCGACGGCGGTGGCACCGGCGAGGAGTTGGACCCCGACGATCCAAGCCTCGGCGAAGCGGGCCAGAAGGCCCTGCGGCAGGAGCGCGAGACCCGCAAAGCACTGGAGCGCCGGCTGGCGCAGATGGAGACGCAGCTCGCCACCGTCAAGGATCTGAGCCCTGATGCCTACCGGCAGGCCCAGGAGAAGGCGATCGAGCTGGAGCGGCGCTTGGCCGAGCGCGAACAGCTCACCGCCGCCGAGCGGCAGCGGATTGAGAGCAAGGCCTCAGAGGCGGTGCGCAAGGCTACGGCCGCCGCTGAGGCAGAGAAGGCCCGCCGGATTGCGCTGGAGGTCAAGACCATGGCCCGCGGCGTGTTTTCGGCCGCCGAGGGCCGCGATGGAGCCGACGCCTCCGGGCTGTCGTTCTTCGATGCGTGGATGGAGTTCCAGGGCCGGCGCCACCTCCGGGTGGATGAGGCCACCGGAAAGCTGTTCGTTGTGGATGGCGACGGCGATCGAGTCAAGTCCGCCGAAGGGGTGGACGTGGACCCGGTGGCCTGGCTGAACCAGCAGGCCGACAACTCTGCCGTGGTCGGCACCTTCTTCAAGCCCAAGGGCGGGGAGGGTTCCGGCGGTTTCGTGGGCGCTCGCGGTGTTCGCGGTGTCCAGAGCCGATCAGTGGACGACGTTCGCAAGCTCTCCGGTAGTGCCCTGCTCAGTGAGCACTACGGCAACGGCTGAGGACCGGGAAAACTGCGGGTGATCCAAGGCGCGATGCCAGCGGGTCACTCGCACCGGGCGCGATGCCAGGGCACTGACCACCACCAGCGGAGACGACGGCCAACGCAAGGCGCGATGCCAAGCCAACCCGTAACCCCTGTCTGGACCTGCAACTTCCTTCAACCCCTCCGCATTTTTGACCCGTGGCAAGTACGACTCTTTGGGAGCAATTTGCGCTCCGCACTCAAGCCAACGCCTCCGGCCTGGAGCTTGGCGTTCGCGCCATCCTCAACACCGGCGAACTGGCCCCGGTGATCCCTTGGGTTGATACCCAAGGCGGCGCCTACGTCTATGCCATGGACGACGAGCTGCCCGATTCGCAGCCTCGTCTGTTTGATGAGGCCAACGACGACACCCAAGGCAGCACCGTCACCGAAGCCGAAGTCCTCAAGATTTACGGCAAGGACATTAAGACGGACTCCAGCAAGATCGCCCTATTCGGCGCCAATGCTCACGCTCGCCAAATCGAAGCCTCGGCCCGTGCCCTGCGCATGCGGATTGAGCGCGATTTCGTGAAGGGTGACGCCAGCCAGAGCAACGCCCGCGAGATGGACGGCCTCCGCAAGAAGATCACCGTCGGATCCTCTCAGGCTATTGCTAACCACGCCACCGGCGCTGGCCTGAGCTTTGCCGCTCTCGACGACCTGATTGATGCTGTGGACGGCCCCAACAGCATGAAGCGCCTGGTGATGGGCAAGAAGATGGCCCTCAAATTCAACGCCGCCTCTCGCGCCGTTGGTATTTCCGGCACCGTTGATTTCAAGCTCAACGAACTGGGCCGTTCGGTCATGTTCTACGGCGACGTGGAGATCATCCGCACCGACGTGGACGCCAAGAACGTTGCAATCCAGGGCTTTGATGAAGGCGCCAGCGCCAACACCACTAGCGTGTATTGCGTCTCTATGGGCGAAGGGCTCGTGTCCGGTGTCCAGGGCCCCAGCTTGACCGCTGACGGCTCCATCCAGCCCGGCTTGACCATCTACGACGTGGGCGAGAGCACCACCACCCCGACCCGGATTACCCGGATCTCGTGGCACGCCGCCATGGTGATTGAGAACAAGCGGGCAGCCGCCCGGCTTTACAACATCACCAACGCTGCAATCACTGCCTGATTGGTTTACCTCCGTCCTTCATTCCCCTTTTGACCCATGCCTAAGGCAACTGGTTTAGCCGCCCGCAAGGCGTTTTTCATCGACCGCGACTCTGTTCTCCTCGGCGCCGTGCGTGCTGGCGAGGGCGTAGCCGCCGAGACCCGCACCGGCGCCGCCAAGGTGCTGCCCTTTAAGCTCAACACCTGCGATTTCGTCAAAATCGTGGCCGTGGGCGCTCTCAGCAATGCTGCGGGTGGGTATCACATTGAGGTGGCCCACGTGGCTGCCGGTGGCGTTGTTGGCGATGCCAACCCGTCTGGTTATTCCCGGATCGGCAGCATCGTGTTCAGCGGCACCGATCAAACTGAGGTCGGATTCTCCGGCGCTCAGATTGAGGCCATTGTGAAAGCTGCGGCTTCTCCCTCGATCACCGGCGACGTTCGCGTGGTGGCCCTCCGGCTGGTCGCCGGTGCAGGCGGTGCCGGCAACCTGGCCGCCCCTGCCAACGCCACCGGCGCCACGATCCACATTCAGCGCGGCTGATCGCCCCGCTGCGTCCATGGGGAGGCTTCGGCCTCCCCTTTTTTGTGACCAGGGAAAACTAAAGCAGCAAAAGCTTGCCGCTCGTGGCTTGGATAGAAGGCGAAACATGGGAAGCGGAGCAGGGCATTGATGCGCTGAAAGTGTTTGAGCTTTTTTCTGATACCGCTCAAACAATCCCATGGCAGTTTGTTGGCTGGGATGTGAACGCCACGATTTCCGATGAGAAGGGGCGCAATATCCAGGCCATCACCGTTGATGCGCAGCCAACTGCGGGGCGTGTTCGGTTGATCGCCCCTGAAGCATTGGTGAACGGCCTCAAGGTCGGCGGTGCCTATCGCTACGACTGCTTGCTGGTCCCACCTGGATCCACAACAGCAGATGACTGCTTCTTGGCGACAGGGCCCTTTTCTGTCGCTTTGCGTACCAGCCGGAGGGATCCATGACGTGTCCAGTTGTTGTTCGGGTCTCTGTTCCGTCTGGTCCTGCGGTGGCTCGCGTTGCAACCCCTGGCCCGCCTGGCCCGCCTGGCTCTGCGGCTTTAACTCTTTCAAATTTAGTTGATGTTGATGTAGGGGGAAAAGTAGGGAACTCTCTTCTTTATTACTCAACAGCTCAATCTAAGTTTATAGCTGATTCAACCATTACCAAATTTACAATCACAGACGGAGGCAACTTTTAAGCCATGGCAAACTTAATTCGGATTAAGCGGAGGGCAAGCGGAGCACTAGGGGCTCCTGCTAGCCTTGAAAATGCAGAACTTGCGTTTAATGAAGTCGGAAATGTTCTTTATTACGGCAAAGGAACTGGCGGGGCTGGCGGTTCTGCGACAGTCATTGAAGCCATTGCCGGCAAAGGGGCATTTGTAAGTCTAACCGACACTCAAACCATATCAGGTGCAAAGACTTTCACGGGGACGCTTGATTTTTCAGGCGCAACAATCTCCACTCTGTCAACAACTGGCGCGGTCACCATTGGGGGCAATTTGACAGTCAATGGAACAACCGCAACCGTCAACAGTACGACAATCAGTGTTAATGATAAAAACATTGAACTAGGCACTGTTAACACCCCTACTGATATTACTGCTGATGGTGGTGGAATCACCCTTAAGGGTACTACCGATAAGACCTTTAATTGGATCAGTGCTACAAGCTCTTGGACTTCCTCAGAAAATCTGGAGCTTGCCACTGGGAAAGCCTTTCGTATTGCAGGCGCTTCTGTCCTGTCTGGAGCCACATTAGGCTCTGGCGTCACTAGCAGCAGCCTGACATCTGTTGGCACTCTGACTAGCGGAGCACTGGGCACAGGATTTACGACAGTTTCAGTCGCATTGGGAGGAACGGGGCAGACCAGCTTTGCAAATGGTCAGCTATTAATTGGAAATAGCACTGGAAACACCTTAACAAAAGCAACCCTAACCGCTGGAACTGGCATATCAATTACAAATGGATCAGGCTCAATCACGATTGCCAGCACAGGTGCAAATTTTACCGCAGGAAATGGCCTTACTTTAACTGGCAATCAATTAGACGTAAACTTAAAGGCTAATGGCGGAATTGTTTTTGAGACAAATAATCTTGCCTTAAATCTCGGGGCATCCAGCATTACTGGCACTCTTGCCATTGCAAACGGCGGCACTGGTGCAATAACGCAATCAGGAGCACGCTCAGCGTTGGGTCTTGTGATTGGCACTGATGTTCAAGCTTATGACGCTGACCTAGCGGCATTGGCAGGCTTAACTTCTTCAGCAAATGCACTGCCGTACTTTACTGGAGCAAACACAGCAGCAACAACAACGCTAACTGAATTTGGTCGCAGCCTTATCAATAGTGCTGATGCCAGCGCAGCTCGAACTACCCTTGGGCTAGGAACAATTGCAACTCAAAACGCAAATAATGTCGCAATTACTGGAGGCACGATTGATGGCGTCACAATTGACTGCGGCACATTCTAATGGCAATTCTTTTACAGTTTAAAAGGGGCTCCACGGTTCCAACAGCAAGCGCTTTTCAAGTTAGTGAGCCGGCTTGGGATGCAACAAACAAGAGGCTGTATATCAAGGCTGCAGATAACAGCATGGCGCCCGTGGGCCATGGCGCAATCACGTCTAGCGGTCTAGTGATGACCGCTGGCCGAGTTTTAATTGGACCGACTAGTGGAACGGGAGCGCCACAAGAGGCAACACTTGCGGGGTTAACAATTATATCAAATCTACTTGCTGCATTAAGTGACCCAGTGATTGCGTTGTCGTCTCCCACAGCTGGCATAACTGCTGCAGCAGTGCTAGAAGTATTTGGCGATTTTGCATATACTTTTGTTTTTAGCTCATCTACAGCCGTACCGGTTTGGTCTTGTGATATTGGATCTCTTATTACAGGCGCAGCATTGCAGCTTGATATTCGCATTTCATTGAGCGGTACTTATACATCGATCTTTTCTACATTGCCTACAATTGCTGTTGGCGCAAACACTAGCAGGGGATCAACCGGCGGAACATTTTCTACAGCGTTTACTAATGGAACTGGTGGATTCACTGCCCTAACAATTCCACAAGGTGCTTCTGTTCGTTTCCAATGCACACAGGCCTCTACTGGTGGTGGTGCTGGTTTGAAATGTCAGCTTCCTGGCAGGAGGGGTGGCTAATGGAGTTTTGGGGAAATAGTAGTCTCTTTGTACTTCCACAGATCCCATCGCTTGCCGGCCGACGGATCCTAGGGCCCAGCAGTCAAACACCAACGGCAAATTTTAACAACGTTGGCACAGCAAGCCCAGCCTTTGTTACATCGTCTATAAGTGGCTTTACCGAGTCTCAGACCTTTTCATTGACTAACGTAGGAACAAATGGGGTAGTTCTTTTTAATTGGAATGGCAATAGCAACTTTCCTTGGAATCCATCTACTCACGATCAAAGCCAGATGGCTAGTGGCTATTCGTATAGCAAAGGCAGTGGTTCAACATGGTTTACAAAAAGAGATGGAAGTTTTGGAGAATGGAAATGGACCAAGACGGCTTCATCCACGATTTCAGGCACTGGCGGAGGCATCGTCAATACATCAAGAACTTCCACGGACTCAATTAACATTAATGTCCCAGATACTACCGTTCAACATACACTAACTGTTACTATAACTAACATTTTTGCGGAAGAAAATAGGCACAAAATTTCTGTTCTAAGCAATAGTGCTACTGTTACTCATGATGATTCTGCAGCACGGCCAGGGCATTGCATGTATCAATTTAAGTTTTATGGTAATAGCGTCTTATCACTCCAAAACTTTAGCACAAGTAGTGACAATGGTTCATGGGCCCGTATACAATCATTGTTTATTGATTAAATGAAATACCTATACACGCTACCATCTGGCCCTCTCGTTCTTTACCCCAGGCAAGACGATGAGCCCATTGTAGGGTTGGATACGACGATCTTTACGGTGCTTCTGTTGCAGCAAGATCCTATGCCTGAATACGATCCTGCTACTCACTACCTCCTGCAACAAGAAACTATCACCCTAGGTGAGCCTGAAGGTTTATTGCATCGCACTTGGGAGAAAAAGCCAATCCCTTCATCACCTAAATGGGTTGATTTTGCTGCAGCACTCATGGCAAATCCAAGCATAAATCAGCTTCTTGGCAATGTGTTTCAAGTGGCGCCAGGGCTCTATGGAGGATTGTCCGTCGGCTTAGGTAAAGCGGCAGAAGATCCCAGGTCATTCTTATTTGCCTGGACAATCTGTAGACAAAAAGAATTGTTTTCCCCGGTGGCAATGGCAATTGTTGTACAAACAGCGCAGGCATGCAACCTGCCAGAAGAGTTTATTAGTTCTTTAAGTGAACCAAATCTTGCAAGAGTTGCCGCAAGTTTTTCCAGCTAAATGTAGCATCCGTGAAAAAAGCTAGGCTAGCGTATCAACTGCAATGCTTCTTTGACGAATGCTGCGCTTGCTTGGCTGCAGGGAAAACTGCAGTGGGTTGCATGACTCTGGCTGTGTTTGAGTTAAGAAAACCAAAACCACCACTACGGCCAGATCCTTTGCGGCAGTTTTCGCAAAATTTAATCCTTACCATTATTCCGGGAGCGTTACTAGGTCTTGGTGGCGCTATAGGCTACCTAGCATTTGAGCTGCCTAAAGCAATGCAAAATCAAAATAAGACCATGGAAATACAAAACATAAAAATGCAAAATCTTTCAGAGCAAATATCAACCTTTGTTCGTACGCAATTAGAATGGCAAAAACGTATGGAAGAACGCATGGGCAAAGTAGAGCAAAAAGTTTTTTAATCCTGTGCTGCCTGATTGTGTTTAAGCTACGGCCAGCAGATGACAATCGCTAATCAAATCTTGCAATGTCTTGTCCTGAAAACGCACTTTGAACTTGGCAATGACCCTAGTTTAATTGGTTTCATGACTGCAAACAATCCCAAACGATTGTAATCGTGGCAACTAAGCACAAGGCACAAATAATCCTAATGAATACTTCGGTTATCATTTACCCACTCCAACCTGCTGGCAAATTAAAGGCTTTCCTGCCCCTGCAATTGAATTGCAAGCGCTTATTGTAAATAACTTAAATGGTTGAATAACAAGAAAAGTAATCGCAAAAGCTAAAAGAGGTGCTAAGGAAAGTTTCATGACGAAAAAGAAAGTAATTTACTTAAGGTGCAAAGGGTGGGCGATTCACATAGTTGCCTTGTATCCGATCAGCTCTGCAACCTGCCGGAGCTTTTCAGGCGAAAAAGTTGCAATCAGCCGCTTAATTCAGTGGCAGTGATCATGGACCCAAACGTTGTCGTCTACGTCCTTCTCGCTGAACAGAAAGCGGCAAGGGTTTGCACCACGCTTTGGGATTTTCACGGTTCTCCACCCTTCGCTCATCAGCCAGGAGCGGGATGTTTCGCCAACAATCTCGCGCTTGGCCCAGTGTTCGCGGTAGATAGGGGATCCCGAAATCTCCCCTAGCTTCTTTGCAGGGTAGACGCGGCGGTTATAATCAAAAACCCAGACGTGGGTTGGCTTGTCGGTGCTCATGGCTGCACCTCCGCAAGCCGCTCCATACGCTGATAGGCGTAACCGGGCAGCTCCAGCGGCTGGGCAGCAGAGTCATAGCCAGGCCACCAGCCAGAAGCTGCTGCTTGAACACATAGCTCAAGGGATCGGCGAGCCATGCCCCGACCAAGCTCAGCTTGCTCTTCTGTAAGTGTGTAGCGGCCTATAAATTCAGGCCGGGGGTGGGCCTTTTCTACTGCGATAAATTCAAACTCTCTGCGCACCATGATCAGCGCACCTTCCGGCAGATCCAAAAGTTCTTCGATTGCCGCACGGCAGAAATACGCCGCGTCTAAATACCAAGCCGCTGATAGGCAGTAATTAAAGTTTGCAGCGGCTCGACCAAAATGGTCTGGGCCAGGGCCAGCATCCATGGCGCTCTTTAGATCTCCGATCCAAAGCCGATCGCCCAGGAACCTCACCGCGTCCAGCCTTGCCTTGCATCGTGCCCCGGTGAGACTGTCCAGCCAGCTCAGCGTCAGCTCATTGCCTGCCCGGTTCTGGGGAGTGCCCGTAAATCGTGGGCCCAAGGCCGGATGGCCTATGACCGCATTGGCCAGGGCCTCGCCTAAAGCTAAATCCTTAGCCAAGACGCTTTGAGCATCTTCGGCGCCAGGGTGGGCCTCTATGAACTCATCCCACCAGGCCTTCCGCAGCCGCGCCTCTTCCCATGCCGCATAGGCCTTGGTGGCAGTGTTCACCACCCCATTGCGGCCAGTCTTGGGAGGCTCCAACTGCTTCGCCGTGGGGCGCTTCGGGGCATCCTCAGGGGGGGTCAGGTAGCGGCTGTTGAACAGCTCAGGCTCCAAGAGGCGGCAATGAAACAGGTTCCCGATCAGAAACTGAGCCTGCTCCTCTTCTTGCTCTCGATTTGGATCGAGGAAAGCTGCCCAGGCATGCGCAGGGCTCTTGCTGAGGGCAACCTTTAACAGGCTGGCATTCCACCCCGGCAAGGCGTCGTAAGCCTCACGGGACAGGCCAGTAAATGCCTGTGGGCGATCGGCTAGCTCTAGTCCATATTGCTGTGTCCAAATCTGCTCAGATAAGCCGGCAGTCTGGACAGGGGTTGCAACGGTCATGATCCTAGCCCCCTCAAGAGAGTAGCTGCTGTCTCAAGATTGCAAACTATTGGATCAATCAGGTCAATTGGGACTATTGCCCCATCTTTTTTTGCGGCTAGTGCGTGAGCTGCGATGAGCTGCCCTAGCCTATAAAGTTCGTGCAGGTTTGGATCGGTCATGGTTTTCGCTGGTGTTAGCCCCTATCGGGATTTGGACGGATCATAGCGTGATTCGACGCCGTAAGCGCTTGACAGCTTCAATGGCTGTAACAGCTCTGCAATTAAGTTCATTGGCCCTTAACGGGTCAAAATCTTGGATTGGCGTACATAGGGAATACCGGATGGCCTCTAGTGCCATGTCCAGCACGTCAGCGTCGTCTCCTAATATAGGCTGAGAGATAGCCCGCTGCTCAGGTACTAGAACTAAACCGTCATCGCTACTGATTGCAATAGACAGGGCTGGCTCTAGCCCTAGAGACAGATCAGGGAACCGATCTGCTAGATAAACAGTGGCTGAGGGTGAATGCCAGTTAGCCAGGTTTTCGGCCAACAGTCTTACCGTGAAAGGTGTTGTTGTAGTTGTCATTTGATTTGAGCAGTAGGAACAAAAAGAAGTTGAGCGGAGGGGTTAGCAGATTGCTGCCCATGCCAAATGCATAAAATGGAAATAGGCACAGACAAAACAAAACCTAAAAGATGAGATTTTCTCATAATCTTGCTCCCTGTTCTGTTAACTTAATTTTTAACAATAAAAGCCCACGATTTTTCAATTCTTTTGTCTTTTCCTTGCCAATACTTAAAGATTTGGCAATCTCATCAAGTGTTTCGGGCGTTCCTGTTGTTAACCCGAAATGTCGCCTTATGATTTTTGACATCATTTTTTCCGGCAGACTACTTATCGCAGATTCTATCTGTTCCCGATCAACGCCTAGATCCTCCATCAGGCCACCGTTAGATTCTTTTGATCCTATAATTGATATAAGTTCTGTGTCGCTTGCGCTTCCCATCATGTAGTTTAGAGAAGCTATACCTTGAACCCTGGCGCTTTGCTCCAGTGTCTCTAAATTAGCCTTTGCTCTTTTAGCCAGCTCTTTTGCTGACACTTTTTCACCTGTAAGCGCAGCCTCTCGCTGAAGTCTTCTCACTCTATGAGCTTGATCTCTAACATGCATGGGGATTCTGATAGCAGGCTCTTGATTGGCAAAAGCCTTTTTTAGAGCCTGCAAAATCCACCAATAAGCGTAAGTTGAAAATTTGTATCCGCGTGTGGGGTCAAATTTTTCTGCCGCTGTTTGCAATCCTATGCACCCCTCCTGAGAAAGATCTTCCATTTGTAGATGCTTGTACTTGCATCTACTGCGACTAAAGTTCTTGACAATACTCATGACAAGCCTTGTATTAGCTTTGATCATCTGTTCTTTGGCCCTAAGTCCCCTTTCTCGCTCAAGGGGTGTAGCATCCGAGGCTTGGCCACGCTGAATTAGGTGGCCAAGCTCAATCTCCTGCTCTGCAGTAAGCAGCGGCGTTGCACCGACACTATCGAGGTATATTTGGAAGTTGCTCATTGCGCGTGCATGTAGACTTAAAAGTTGAGACTTTAACTTGCTCTTGAAGCCTGCTGTTAACTCTTTTTAAATGCATGACAAGTTCTTCTTGCTCTCGTCTGCATTTTTCAATCCCCCTTAGGTGAGCCCTGTAAAGGCCTGCAAGTGATGCTTTGCGTGTTGTCAGGTGGCCGGTGAGGGCACCTAGCACAAAAGCAATTACTACCCAATCAATGGAAACCATTAGCCCACTCCTAGTTGGGTTTGAGCCTCAGCAGCGGGCTCAATTTCTTCATCATCATCGTCTTGTGGAATCAGCTGAGCAATTTGTTCAACCGTGAGAATCGCTTCACCTGAAAGATGGTCGCATCCTCGGTCCCAGCGCTCTCGGTTGGCAGGATCTGCAAGGCAGCTCATTAAAGCGGTGTGATGTTCTGCGGGAATTTCACTAAGGTTTTCCACGCCAGAAGCCTTACAGATTGAGGCCTCAAAAGCCGCCACTCCAACGGCAGTTAGCTGATTGGCTGCAGAGGTTCTAACCTGTGCAATCTGCTGCTCTGTCAAAGTCGCGACAGGCATTGCAGCAGCCGCCAAGGCAGGGGCTACTGGTGCTGTATTGGGCTCAGGTAGCAGAATGTGATCTAGCTCTGAGTCTTGCCTAAGTGCGTGCTCTCCAGCTTCATCCAGACCAACCGCCTTAGCTATTTCTACAGATACTGGCAGATACTTAAATAATCGACGAATAACAGTCTTGCGACACATTTCATCAAATGACGTAATCCAAGGGGTGTCTTTCTTATTGTATTTCTTTGCCATTTGATAACCCTGCGAGCCGTCGCGTACCTCCTCTAATTCGAGCCTGTCCATCACCTCAAATTGAATGCCGCCGTCTTTAAGACGAGCAACGGCATAAGCATGCGTCAGCTCACCACGTTCTCCTGTGGCTGGCCTATGAACAAGGTCTTCATGAAGACCAAAGCTGTAGTTAAAAGAATCGTTTTGATAAACCGCTCTTGCCGACAGTGATTCGATCTGGCCGCTCCGTCGCGCCAGCTCAATCATGCCTTTGTATCCAATCTGGAAAGTGCATTCTTCACGATATGGAATTAGATAGGCATGGCCTAACGGTCCTCCAGGTTCAAGACCAAGAGATGCACACGTGAAAATTGAGGACAAAAGTGAGGCGCTACTGCAATTTGCAAGCTTTGGATTTTTGCGTACTTCTGAAACAGCAATACGGAGCAATCGCTCAGGTGTTACATGCTCAGGTAGCACCATGGCAATCTCTGCCTTGTGCTTCTGAAGTAGGGTTTGGATTGAATCTGGCTTAACAGACGATTGCTGCTGTAGTGGCTGCGCCCCATTCCGGCGCACGATGGTGTTAGTCATAGGTGGATCGCTGGTGAGTGCCTTGCGGCTCACTGATCCTACCCTGATCAGGGCCAAACTTTGAGCCAGCCAGTAACAATTTTTTAAACGGGCCCAATCGCCCTGTCTGGATAATCACCTTAGAGCTATATCAAGTCAAAATCAAATCCCTATCCAGATCATTGCACGATCTAACTGTTTTTAACATTTACAGCAGAAAGCCCCGGCAAACCAGCGAGGCCCGGGGCTTTCTGGGTGGGCGTGCCACCTCTGACAGGCTACTGGATCAAGCTTCGTCGGAGCTGCCAGCAGGGATAAGTCGGATTGCTTTCCGGCCCAGCTTGATTTCAAACTCATCACCCGGATTCAGACCAAGACGCGCCGTGTAGGCCTTGCCTACCATCAGATTGCCGTTGAACTGCACTTTTGTGATAAAGCTCGGGCTGCGGCCAGGCTTGCCACGCTCCTTTGATCCGAAGTCCATGCCCTTGGCATTGAGAAGGGCCTCATAGAAGGCCGTGAAATTCAGGCGCTCGGTGCCGTCTTTTTTGGTGGAGACATACCCACAGGCTCGGGCCTGATCAGACTTCGGGGCCCTGTCCAATTCGCGGACTTTGGCTACCAGGGCATCGCCCGTGAGGGGCGCAGTGCTAGCGGCGGGAGCTGAGAGGGTTGCGGTTGCTGTCATGCAAAACCAGATTCTTGCAATCCCCATCTTAATACGGGCCAAGACCTTTGGGATTCATCACCCGTAGGTGATCAGGGGTGTTTATCCCTCCTCCTCTGGTTCTGATTCGGTTTTCCCAGCTGCAATGGCTTCAATCCTCTCGATTTCCTTCAGTAGAGGCATCAACTCTTCCACCAAAGACCACACGTCAAGATCAACTTCCAATGGGTTACCGCAGGGCACGGCCATGATGAGGCCTGAGATGCCCTGCAGTTCTGAACTGCTGATGCCATAGCAGCATCCAGCACTGCCTGAGCAGCAGGGGAGAGGGTCTTACTCATTGGGAATGGCCTCCAGTGCGCGGCGGAGGAGGTCGATGTTGGAGAGGCACCCCGCCTCCAGATGATGCAACGATTCCAGCGCCTGCTCCTTCAAGCTCGGAGACTTAGGGCGTCGGGCGGCGCGGAGTGAAGGGATCAGTTCGGAATGCCAGGCCAGGTTTTGCCAGTGGAGCCACTCACAGCACGCCTCCAGCTCCCGATCTGCGCCCCATTGGGAGGCACGGGTGGCGAGGTATTCCGGGTAGATGCCGGGCTTTTCGTTTATCCACTGCTGCACCAGCTCCGGCGACGGGCTGATCGGATGCTGCTCAACCATCACGCCCCACCCCCCAGCCTCTGAGCCTCAGGCCAGATCGAACCAGCCAACGTCGCCGCTGCCGCCTGCTCCCGCCAGTACCTACGCCGTG